GAGAAAAAGTCAAAAGCTGCTAGGTCTTTTAGAGCAGCATTTAAAAAGGGTTGTGGAGCCTCTGAATCAGGTTCTTTTACTTGGGACGGACGTAGCTATAGTTGCAAACGGGCAGCTCCCACTAAGAAGCAAAAAGCTGAGCGTAAAGCAAGTATGCTTCCCGGTGGAAAAAAGCCAACAAGTTATACCTAATTTAAAATATTAGAAGTCTAATATGATTAGTGTTAGCCAGATGAGAGATTTGGTTGATGATACTTGCTCAAAGATGGGTGAAAAATATGCTTCTAAAGAAGCGGTTGACCTAGTACTAGCAACTGGAATAGTAGAATCTCGGTATGAGTATATTAGACAGATGGGAGACGGGCCTGCTCGTTCATTTTGGCAAGTAGAGCCTGCTACAGCTGTTGATAACTGTGCTCATTATTTAAAACATAGACTTCCTTTAATTAAATTGTGTGCAAAAGCGAGTCTTGTAGATGTAAAGTATTGGCAAATGTATGATGAAGAAATATGGTCAGAAATATTAGAAAAGAATATCGCATCAGGAATTATTCACTGTCGTTTAAAATATTGGAGAGTACCTAAAGGGATGCCTAATACACTGAGAGAGCAGGCAGATTATTGGAAAAAGTATTATAATACAGAAGGTGGTAAAGGAGACCCTGACCACTTTATTAATGAAGTTAAAAGGTGGATGTTATAGATGGCTGTTGTTCGTAAACCAAAGCACTTTGTAGAAAAAAGTATATGGACTGAGTTATCTGAGAAACTTGGAGATTTTATTGAAGAAAATCTTTGGGGTGGTAAAGGAGAAAAAGGTGCTGAGTTTTTTAAAAGGAAGTATGGTGAAGATTGGGAAGAAAAAAGAGAATCAAGTAGAAAAGGTTGGAGAACTTTATCTGGATTATTACCAGCGAAAGATGCAAATATGTTTGAGATGGCTCTTGCTGTTGCTCCTATTTTTGGTACACTGTCAATTCTTCATAGGGGGGCTATAGCTGGGCTTAGAAGACAAGAGTTAGCAAAGTTTATAAAAGGAATAAGTAGAGATAAGGCTATATCAATAAAAGGAGATGAACTAGTAGAGGATATGTTAGAAGAAGAGTTAAGATTTATGGGTGGGGGTGAGTTTAAACTGGGGGCTTATGCACAAAATCCTCTCTATACTACTTTTTCCAAGGGAAAAGCAGCGTTCTATCCTACAACAAAGGCTGGAGCGAGCGCACCAAGAGATATATATAAGTTTGGAATAGAGGATGAAACATTAAGGAAAACTGCAATTGGTTTTTCAAGATATGATAGAAGCATAGCGTACAATGACCCGGCTGGAGGATGGAATGTATATCAAGAATTATATAACGCTCCATTACTGCGTTCTGTTGGGAGACCGACAATGAGAACAGGCCCGCGTCTTGAAGCTGTATTCCCAAGAGGTTTAAGAGTTAAAGATGTAACAGAATTTGGGAGATGGGAAAATGTTAGATTTCCACATAATCAAGACCCATATAGATACTTTGAGCAAACTGGGCAGTATTTAGAGCCAGCATTAGGCGATGCTGTATATCGCGACTTACTTCCATTAGTGAGGAAATTACTAAAGCCTTCAAGATTAGATATAAAGTAATGGCGAATTCAGAAGAAATTAGAAAAGCTGGCAAATACGATGAATATTCTCAAAGAGCTAGGGATATGAGAGAGGGAATGGAAAGATAAATAAATGCCAAGAACAACTAATAAAAAAAGAGCACAAATAAATAAACAACTTTGGGAGAGGGCTAATAATAGTCATAGACAAAGATGGCAGACGCTAAGTCAGAAAGGCTTTGATTTTTATTTAAACGAGCAATTATCAAAGAATGAAGTGGATGCTTTGCATGAAGCTGGAATGCCTTCATTTACAATTAATAGAGTAACTCCTATCGTTGAGATAATGAAATACTTTGTCACTGCTAACAATCCGAGATGGAAAGCAGTTGGAGCAACTGGTGATGATGTTGATGTTGCTCAAGTTCATTCAGATATAGCAGATTATTGTTGGTACATTTCAAATGGTAAATCTTTATATAGTCAGGTCGCCCTTGATGCTCTTACAAAAGGTATTGGTTACTTTCTTGTAGATGTTGATAAAGACGCAGATAGAGGTATGGGTGAAGTAAAGTTTAGCAGAATTGAACCTTATGATATATATGTTGACCCTGCAAGCAGGGACTTTTTGTTTAGAGACGCAACTTTTATAATGATTAGAAAGAATCTGTCAAGATCAAGTCTAATTAATATGTTGCCTGACCACGAAGCGAAGATAAGAAAGGTATCAAGAAGCACTGAAGTTATATCTTATTCTCAAAGAGATACGGATGAATCTTTTAGTACACAACCTGAAGATATTACAATGGGTGTTAATTTAGATGCTGAAGACGAAGATATTATCCCATATTATGAGACATATGCTAAAAAGAAGTTTGCATATAGAAATGTATTTATAAGAGTAAAGCCTTCACCTGCAGAATTAGAAAATATAAAAGAACAGGTAGAAGAACAACTCAATGATTTTATTAAAGAAGTTGAAGTAGGTTTAATTGAGAAAGAACTACAGTTGCAACAAGCTGTAGAAGCAGGTGAAATGATACCTGAAAGAGCGATACTTGAATTAGAAAAAGCAAGAAAGATGGCTGCTCAGGCAATAGAAGAACAGCGTATGCAAATGACATCTGCGGCTCAAGAAGCAGCTTCAGTTATTAAACAACAAGTAATGAGAGAAGAAGATTTTAAAATGTTGGCTGCAAGTGAGGAAGCCAGTGAAAATATTGTTGACGCTATAAAGTTCTATGAGAATAGGATTGTGTTAACTTGTACAGTTGGAGATGATGTATTTTTATATGAATACACTTTACCAATCAATGAGTATCCAATAGTTCCAGTTCCTTATATGTATAGTGGAACTCCTTATCCAATGAGCGCAGTTGTCCCTCTCATAGGTAAGCAACAGGAGATTAATAAAGCTCATCAAATTATGTTACATAATGCTAACTTAGCTTCTAATTTAAGATGGATGTATGAAGAAGGTTCTGTTCCTGAAGAAGAATGGGAAAAATATTCTTCTGCTCCAGGGGCTTTATTAAAGTATAGGCAGGGATTTACTCCTCCGACTCCTGTATTACCAGCTCCTATCAACAACGCTTTTTATACCATTACTCAAGAAGGTAAAGGGGATGCGGAGTATATAAGTGGTGTTCCTTCAGCTATGATGGGATTTACACAAGACCAACCTGAAACATATAGAGGGTTACTTGCAAACGATGAATTTGGGACAAGAAGATTAAAAGCTTGGATGGGTAGTATAGTAGAACCTTGTTTAGAACATTTAGGCAGGGTATTTCAACAAATGGCTCAAAAACATTATTCAGTTGAGAAGGTTTTTAGAATTGTACAGCCTGAAGCAGGTCAATCACCTCAAGAACAAGAAAAAGAAGTAAAGATTAATGTGCAAGTATATAATGATTATGGTCAAGCAATAGGCAAATATAAAGATTATGCGTCGGCAAGATTTGATGTAAGAATCATAGCAGGAGCTACAATGCCTGTTAATAGATGGGCATTACTTGAAGAATACTTCAGGTGGTTTCAAGCTGGTTTGATTGATGACATAGCTATGATAGCAGAAACTGATATTAGAAATAAGAAGAGCGTTATTGAAAGGAAGTCAATGTATTCACAGTTACAAGGACAAGTACAGCAGATGGAGGGAGCTATTAAAGATAAAGAAGGAACTATTGAAACATTAGAACGTCAACTTGTTCAGGCTGGTATAAAGATGAAGGTAGGACAGGCTTCAAATGAAATTAGAAAAGATGTGATTGATACGGCTGGGCAACAAAAGCTTTTGAGAGGTATGTTAAAGAGTGAGTTTGAAAAACTGAAAGCTGAAATGAAAGCGAGTTTTCAAGTAGCAGAAGCTGAAGGAAAACAGGAAGCCGAATAAAGTCTTTTGGTTTTAAGTGTTTTTGTTATAACTTAATTAGAGTGAAAAGAAACAAATAAGGAAACAAATTATGAGTCAAGAACAAGTAGGTAACGCCGCTATGGCCCCTGAAAGTAGTAATGCTCAGACCAACTATGACGAACTGCCTGATGAATTTTTTTCAGATTTAGACAGGAGCGTTAACGGTGGTATATTAGACGAACCTTTGCCGTCAACCTCGGATGTAAACAGTAGTAACATGCTGTCGAGCTCAAGCGAAGTTCAATCGGATACCTCTGATGTAGAGGATATCAAAAAGAGGTATAGTGATTCAAGTAGAGAAGCAAAGAGGCTAAATGGAAAGCTCCAAGAGCTTGAGCCTTATATGCCAATCCTTGACGCTATGCGAGACGACCCCAATTTAATTACACATGTTCGTAATTACTTTGAGGGTGGTGGTCAAACACCTCAAAATATGGCTGAAAAACTCAATTTAACAGAGGATTTCGTGTTTGACGCCGATGATGCTTTTTCGACTCCCGATTCGGATTCGGCAAAAGTGCTTGGTGCTACGATTGACGGCATTGTCCAGCGTAGGCTTGGAAAAGAGCTAGCGGGACAAAAATCTGAAAATCAGAGGTTAGCAAAAGAAACCAGTTTTCGACAGAATCATGAAATGACTGACGAAGAATGGGACGCTTTTGTTGATTTCGCAAAATCCAAGTCACTCGAGCTTGATGATATTTATTATCTAATGAATCGCGGTAATCGTGATCAGAAAATAGCTAGTAGTACAAGACAGGAAATACACGATAAAATGCGTGAAGTTCAAGAAATTCCTGGTTCTCTTGGAACTACAGGCGGCACACAGGTCGAGAAATCAACTGACGACCGAGTATTTGATTCCATATTAGGTGTTGACAGTAAATTCGACGAGGCTTTTGGATAATACTAAAAGTCTTTAACAATTAACTAAAAAGGAGTAAATCATGGCTGATTTATTCTCACTCGAGTCAACTGTTGATGTATCATCTAGCTCTACTTCTGGTAGTCCTAGAACTGGTACTGACCTTAACACTGGTCTACTTCGACGAAAGTTTAACTTCGGGGATAGAGTTTCTGAGCTTCAAATAGCTTCAGACCCTTTCTTTCGGATGGTATCAAAACTTTCTAAGAAACCAACAGATGACCCCGAGTTTAAATTCACAGAACGCAGACCTTCATTTCATAAAAGGTATGCTTACGTCGTAAATCACGGTACATCAGCACAAGCCTCATCGGCTGGTGGTGATGCTACTGTGACTCATGGCAATGTAGATGCTGGAGATGTATACTATCTTACTATGGCTACTGACTATAAAAGTACTGGTAATATTCAGAATGTTTATGGTCAATCTTCTGGTGAAATATCCGTGGCTGATTCTAATACGCAGCCGGGATTCTTTCTGGAAGACCAAATGGTAAAGATTCCATATATGACTGGCGTTACAGCTGCTTCATGGGATGATTCATCTGCTAGTTCTGCATCATCGGCTGATGATTACTTAGTTGTTAAGGTAATGAGCGTTGATACAGCTACTGTATCGAACTGTGCAAACCTAAAGGTCAAAGTTGTTAGCAAGGGAGGAGCATCTGCTGATTTTGAGCTTGCTTCATATTCTGCTTATAACAATGCACTTGACACACTTGACATATCTGGTAAGTCAATATCTGCTTACTTAGAACCTAAAAGGTGCTATGTAATTGGTAGTGCGCATGCTCAAGGCTCTGGTTATCCTGAAACATGGAAAGATCAACCTTTCTCAACTGGATATGGACGTACTCAAATTTGGAAGACTGCAATGGCAATGGATAACACTACACGTGCTACCGTGCTAAGGTATGAACCAAATGAGTTTGCTCGTATTTGGCGTGAAAAGTTGGTTGAACATAAGTGGGATATTGAACAGAGTATTCTGTTTGGTTCTCAATATGATTCTGGAGATGAGTGGTACACACAAGGTGCTGTTGATTTCATTTCAAGTTTTGGTAATGTGTTTAGCTTGACACACGCAAGCAAAACACAAGACGATTTCTTGGATGATATGAGCAATTTTCTTGACCCAAGATACAATAATGCAAATGCATCGTTGTTCTTTTGTGATACTGCTACTTATAACTGGCTTCATAAACTAAGCGGTTACTTTAGCAACAATCTTGAAGT